CCACCACTTGTTGAAATATCATTTGCACCACCACCGTTATATTGCCAAACTCTATCTGAAGTAATTAAAGGAAACATTACATTTTGAGCAGTAGAAGATTGAACTAAATTTCTAACATTAGTTCCGTTATATTCAAAAGTAGAATCGTTTATTTATCGTACATCGTTTAATTTATCTTCACCGAATTTATCCATTAAAGATTTCAAGTCACCATAGAAAGTTATTTTATAATCTTCTACACGATTGTTCTTTATAGTTGCTGATTCTAATTGCCATCTACCGATACGAAAAGTTTGTGTATCTACTTCAATGTAACCATCATATCTTAAGCGTTGATCAAAAGCATCGTCTAAACTATTTTCGTACCAATGTTTAAATATTTCATTATTGTTTGCACTTGCAGGAATAGTAAAACTTTGCGAGTAGTCAGTAAATATTTTTGAAATATCGTTTATGTTTTGAATCGACGAAGTAACAGAAATCTTTTCATCTTCAAATAATTCAATACGGCTATATGTAGCTAAAGTGTCAAAGCTACTTCCTAAAGATTCTATTGTACTTCTTAAACAACTACCTGCTTCAAATGTACCACCATCAGTTTTAACTCTTTTGTAAAAGTTATTATATGTTAGTTCGTTTGTGTTCTGATATTTAGGAGTTTTAATAAATAAAGCTACTTCCATTTTATATTACATCGTTAATTAGTCCGAAGTTGTATTCAAATTCTATTTCGTAATTGATAACCTTATTGTTTAAACTTGTTTTCTTTTCGCTTGTCTTGCTTTTTACTACTGCAGGTTTACCACCTAATAAAACAGTTTCACTTAAAAGCAAATCTTGAATCAACTCAAAGTAGTTTTCGTCAACCCAACCTGTATTACATTTTATTGATTGTTTACCTTGATGATTAAAACGCTTTCTTTGGCCTTGTAAGACATTATAATCTACGCTTGAAGGTAACATATTAAATTCTTTAAATTCTGTTTCTATTGCTTCCGTAGACGCTTTAAAAAACGTTAAGAATTGCCAACCACCAAAACGATTTACAAACGTACAAATAACAGGTGTGTATTTAGGCTCACAAATTATTTCGGATTTAAACTCAAAGTAATCATCCCCATTAACATTTGCAGTTAAAGGTATTTTATACATAGTATCATTAGCAACTGTTAAAGTACCATATCCTATTATATCATAAGTTCCCGCTTCATAAAACACATTTACATAAGGTACAACCGAAGCCCATTTTTGAAAAGTAATAGCAGGGTTAACTAAAGGTTTTACAAAATAATCGTTATATTGATTATAACCTATTGAATAATTAGTATATCCGTTTAAACAAATAAATGTTTCGTCTACAACTTCTACATCGTCTGAATAAGAAACTACTCGCATAAAACACCAAGTATTTACATTTTCTTCAGTAGGTACACTAACGACTACAGGTGAAATAGGTTTGATAAATTCACTTGCGTAGTTTGCTACATTCCAAGCTAATTTGTTTTGGTTTGCACTTGGTACATTTTTAGTCAAAGTATAATTTGGAGTTGTAGGCTCTGTAGTTCCTTTGTTCCAAATAAATATTTCAAGTTTTCCTGTTAATTGTCCTGCTTCGTCTACTTCGATAAAGTAAGGACTTCTGATAAATATTTTCTTCATTATTTTGTAATTGTATATTTTAAAAATTGTTCTACGTCTAAACCATAAGCTTCAACTAATTCATCGGGTAAACGTTCAAATGCTTTTTCAAATGGTTTGGTAAAAAATAAACTTGGTTTGATACCTTTGTGATATATTGACCTTGCAATTAAAAACGATGTGTTTTGATAGCTTAAAAACTTACCGCTTTGTTTGTTTTTAAATTGTATTCTTTTTTGTTGTACCCATTTTAATATTCCTTCGGTCAAACCACCTTTTCGACCTGTACCACTTCCAAATCTAAATGGACTATTAGGAGCTCTATTTGCACTTGTTTTACCTCTAACTCCTTTATCTACAAACTCTGCATAATCAGTACTTAAAAACGCTAAACGAAAACTATTAGCGCCAACTTCAATTTCAGCATCTAAACTATTGTATAATGCTTTTGTATTTGTCTTGCCGCTTTTAGATAAATTGCTTCTACTCTGCTGAATTACATATTTAGCAAAGTCGTTTAAATACTTTCTTGTTTGTTCTTTATTTTGCATTTAGCAAATAGTAATATCGTTTCTAACTAATACATCAAACGTAACCGCCCAACCCGCTAAATCGTTTTCAAATCGTTCGGTAAAAGGTTCAAACGTAGGATTGCCTGTTAACTCCCAAAAGTCACTACGCAAATCACCACGATTCAATCTATTTAAAACTCGTGTACCTACTAACATTTGAGTATTCCAAATATCAACCTTATTATCTACTTCTTCTTTTTGGTCGATAATATCCATTAACAACATTGTAATATTAAACGACAACACGTTGCCTTGATGCGTTGCTTGATTAATAATAATGTGACTCAAAGGAAACATTGTTTGTTTGTTTAAATCAACTGCGAATATATCTCCTTCTGTAACTGTGTTTACAAAAGGTTCTTCTAATAACGCTTCTTTGATTTCTCTAATAATTCTATACACCATTTTTTCTTATGTTTTTAATTTCTATTTCTGTTTTTTCCTTTTCAAACATTAACCAAGTCATTAAAGTTGTGATGGGTAGTTTGGTAACTGAATTGAATCGGAGAATATCCCCTTGAGCTGCTGCGTAAATTGATTGATACCAACCCCATTTTTTTCCAAAACTTGCTTCGCTGCTTCCGACTGTTCCACTTCGTTCTGTATATAATGGCTCAAAGCGATCCCGCAATCGTTGAGCAAAGTCCAAAAAAAAAGCATAGAACCAAGCGCAATATCTAAAGGCATATATTTTAAAACCTCTGAATATTTGTCTGCGGCTTCGTAATCTTCTATAATATATAAATCCTTAACTTTATTTTTAATTGGTCTAAAAAGAACTGCCATAGCTTTGTGCAGCGTTTCAGTATCACCAAGGTAGGTTTCTAAATCTATAAATTCACCTGAAGTAATATCTTCTATTTTAGGAATAAAACCAAACTCGTAAATACCAAGTTTAAATGTTCTTGTTAGTTTAGGTTTTGTTTGTAGTAATGTATTTAAATGCACAAGCAAAGAATCAGTATCAGCTACTTTTATTCTTGCTACATCCTTAAGTTCAATATCACAAAATATTTCAATAGTCTTTTGATTTACAAAATGACTTGCTTCATTGTTTTGTATTAACTTCTCAAACTTTTGGTATTGATATAAAGTAATTTCGTTTAATGATTCAGGTACATTAATATCTACTTTCATATTTTATTTTAAAAATTAATTAAAGTGGGAATTGTATAAAACAAAAAAGGTAGCCATTTCTGACTACCAATTCTTAACCAACTTTAAACTAACTCTAAACTAATTTTAAATTTAATACTTCATACAATTCAAATACTTTATTCGTTAAAGTTTCGTCTTGTTTGTATTTATCGTTTCCTAATTTCTTTGCACCATTTACGTTTATTTCTATTTTAACGTAATTGATTTTTCGTTTGCCTACAAAATAAACATCGTCTATCACTATTGGATAAATAGTTATTCCGTTATTCAGACAATTCTTTATCGCTTTTAAGCTCACGGTAAATTAAATAAAAGGTTAATAATGCAAAAGCTATTTGAACTAAATAATCGTTACTTGCCATTGCTATTGATGCTGATAATACTCCTGATACTGTTCTCATAATTGTTTTTTTTAAATGTGCGTTACAGTCGCACCCCTGTTGTTATTAATTATAAAGATATATACTTTGCAAATACTATAGTGTATAAACCTGATTTTTGATTTTGATAATTATAAGCAGGTTCTATTCTGTATGGTTTAGAAGTTAGTTCTACAGAATTTATATTTAAAGAAGTTGTATTGTGACCCCAATTTACTTTAACTTTATTTTTGTCATAATCAATAGAAACTATAGTTCCTAAATCGCCTACCATATCTTGTCCTTTTGTTCTAACTACTTCTTTTCCAATTTTTGTTTCTTGAATTGTCATAATTTCTATTTGTTATTGTTTGATGGTGTAAAATTACACAAAGTTTTAAACATACAAAACTTTTTACAAACTTTAACAAAACTTTAACATTTTAAACCTGCAGCATATAAGCAACATTCTGTTTAGCTACTTCGTACATAGCTTTCATTTTCTTTATTTCTCCAACGTTTCTCGGCATAGCTATTTGTACATTGTTATTCGTTACCAAATAAATGTAACATTCTATTGTTGCTATGATTTCTCCGTAAGTCATTAATAAATATAATAGTTTCCTTTGTGTGGGTTTTCTAATTGGTAGCTTACTGCATAACGTAAAGCATCGATCAAGTGGTTGTGTTTGTCTATTGGTGTATTTGATTTCTTTTCTAACCAACAATAGTTATTCAATTCTTTAATTAAGTTAATTGATTCAGGTGTTACTATTAAATCGTAGTCTTGTAGTAAACTGATTCCGTATGTAACGCTACCTTGTCCTTTAATTGTAGGAACTATGTTTAAACCTAAATTAGCTAACTCACTTATTAATCTTGGCTCTGCGCTATCAGCAACTATTAAAGCATCGTTAACGTATTGCCTATTTAAATTGTATATCTGCGACGTTGTTAACGCTTGTCAAGAGAAACATTCATTAATATATATTCGTTTGTTAGAAGCGTCTATATTGCATTCTATTAATGTAGTCGGGTCATTACTAAAACCAAAATCTTGACCAAAGATACTTTTACCTACCTGTTCGTATTTTCCTATTGACCAATTATTAAATATAACTCCTTCTGCTTTATCCAACCACCCACCTAATATTTGATGCTTATACTTTTCGGGTCTTCTATTCTTAATGTTTTCTATTTGGTTAATAAAAGATTCAGAAAGGTTTTCTATATTATCTAAATACGTTGTATGAATATATGTAGTGTCTCCGTTTATTAAATTGCTTCCTGATTGTATTCCTTTATCTTCAAAGAATTTCTTATATATAAAATGTTCTTTTGTTGCAGGATTCAAAACCAATATAACTCTGTTTTGTATTCCTTTTGTTCTTATACTAAAGTCTATCTTTTCAAATGTTTCTTCATCTGTTAGTTCTTCTGCTTCATCTAATACCCAAGTAGTAACACCGGCTAATGATTTTAAGTTAGCAGTTTGAGTTCCGCTGCTTGTTTTAATACCTTTAAAGAGTATCTTAGATCCTGTTTTTAAATTAATGATTTCGTCTTTAGTAATATAAAAATCATTGCTTAAATCAGCTGATTCTATCTTGTCTATAAATTCAGGTATAATAGAAACGTTTGCAGAAGTTAAAGTATAACGTGTAAATAATATAACGTGTCCTACTTCGTAAGTAAGCAATAATAAAAAGGAGTTAAGGGAATAGGATTTACCGCTTCCCCTTCCACCTGTAATTACAAAGTATCTACTATCAGAACCTAATAAATTATATTTGTTATTTAGACTTATCAATTTTGAATATATCTTTTATATCGAAGTCGTTAATGTTATGCGTTGTTTCGATTGTTTCTTTTGGTTTGCCAAATATATGCTCGGCTACAAATAACTGCCCACGTTGCGAACTTAACAAAGTATCTTTAACAAAAGTAATTTTAGCTTCGTCGTCTACTTCTGTATTGTATAATTGTTTCAAAGCATTTACAAATAATGTATTTACTTTTTGTTCTTCTACTTTAGGTTTACGTCCTGCAGATTTATGACCACCATTATTTTTTCTTCTATCTTCCATAATTAAAAAAGCAATTAATATTAATTATACTCAATTTAAAAATAATAGGTTTTACTTATTGTTAAATTCCGCAAAAGCCCGAATCACATTCATTGAAGTCATCATCAAAGAAAGTAGCTTGTGTTCCGAAGTTTAATATTTGTGTAAAGCTAACGTCTGATAAAAATCTATTGCCTGATTTTATTTCTTGTTTTTCGAACCATTTAACTTTATCAATATCTTTTGATGCCATATGCGATATCATTAATGGTTGTCTATTAACACACCCAACACAATTATTTCTATAAGCGAATCTAACAGGTTTATCATTCCAATAGTTGTAGATTGTATCTTTACTTATATTGTTTTCTATTAAAGGAAACTTACAATAACGATAAGGTACTTTGCCCCATTTGTTTTGGGTTTTTCTTTTACCTATTATTGTTTCAAAGTATTCTAACCCTGTTTCATCTGCCCTTGCTAAAACTCCTTCAGCACGTTTAATTTCATTTGGTCTAAATCCTATTCGCATTTCTACAGGTAATTCGGTATTTTCTTTTAGCCAATTAAAGATAGGTTTTAGTTTCATTTCAACAGTGCAGTACCTTGTCATTTTGTTTGGTAGGTAATTATAGTTTTGTTTTATTACTTCTTCAAACGTTTTACCTGTTATCCAAGTTATATCAGTTCCTATGTGTTGTTCTAAATCTAATATAGTATAAATGATTTCATCCATTTCTGCAGTTCCTATAAACTCAACTCCTAATTTATCTGAAATTAATTGTCTTGTTTTTTCATCTTTACCTTTCATCCATAGGTTATCTTTATCTTCAATTCTTACTAAAGAAAATATATTTATATCTGCAGGATAATGTTTGGCTATGTAAGCAGAAGTTTTACCGCCTGAAATACTATTAACTGTTTTCATATCTTATTCTTCTACTTCCCAATAGTAATCACATTGATCATCTTCAATAGGTGCTTCAGTAAAGTAGCTTTGATAATATCCACTTGGTTCAGCTTTATATCTATAACAGGTTGAAGCTAAATCACAATTCTTTCCGTTGCACATTGTTATATCAGGCATTGTATTTTTGTTTTAGTATTTTTTTATAAATAGTGTTTACTGATTCTTTATTGCAACCTCTTTTATAATAGAAGCTCATTACTCTTAATATTCTTTGTAGATTACTCATATTTTTTATAATATCTTGCTTTTTCGTTAATGTTTAAAAATGCTTGAAACTTTTCTTGTACGTCTTCGTGTTCTAATAGTGCAGCTAAACGCATAATGTTTTTATTTGTTTGTAGTTGTTCTATTTTTTGTTTCAGTTCTTTTATTTCTATGTCCCTCATTTGTATTTTAAATTGTAATGATTCTAATACTAAATCGGGTTTAACTCCATTGATCAAGTTTTCTAATTCTTCTACTTTTGGATTGTAGTGTTTAATCATTGGGTATATTTTTAAATGGTGTATTATTGTAGCGTGGTTTAAGTTTAGTTCTTTTCCTATTTGTATTAAAGAATATCCTTTTTGTCTAAATAAGAATGATGCTAATGCTTTCATTTCTACTTGTTCACGTTTCCTGCTTTTTATTGTTACATCAATTCCTGATTCTTGTTTTATTTTTTCTATTATCATAATTCGTCAAATGTTAATTCTAATTCTATTGGGTTAAATTCTTGTACTACTGCGGTTAATGTAAGAAACGAAGATACCTCTATTGCTAAATGTATACCTGCACAAACTTCAAACTCTTCACGTTCTTCGTAGTCAGTTAAAACCATTCGCATTGTTTCTAATGTTTCGCCTTGACTT